TTAAATGAACCTCCACGGCTTGAAAATTCCAACAGCTACGCCAAGGACAAAAGCACCAAAAATCCAATACCAGTCTTTTTTGTATATCACTTCTTCGGAAATACTGGAGAGTTCACTTTTCAATGACCTTATGATGCTGTCTTTCTCGGAAAGGGTTCTTTCCCGTTGGTTTATCTTGATCTGTAAACTATTGTTTACATCGGTTAGCACTTGTATCGAATCCCCATCGACGACAAATATCTTTTTGAACTTTACGACCTCGCCAGTTATAGTATCGCAAATCTGCTCAATGGTCAGTGATTGGTTAAGTACTGGAGCCTTTATAACTTCTGACTTGACAAAAAGTGAATCCGACTGCCTAACTTCTGTTTTAAGAATTTCTTTTTTTGCCCGGCATCCAGTGAGCAATACAATTAATATGAGTATCAGATACTTTTTCATAAGAACAAATCATTTATTGCTTCCATAATCACCAAAATGAATCGACAAATAACATAGAAACAAGCCATTGCGAAAAATAATTCTGTCAGGTCGATTAAAATAGTTTCCAACATTTCTAAGGTTTGATTATCAATGGTCGTTGATCAGTGTTCATTGCAGCGGTATGCACCCATCCGGGTGTAAAGGACAAATCTTCCAACGTGTTGATTTTCCTCAATCGCCCATTCGCAATCAAAGTCTTTACATGTACCCACAGTTCGGTAATCTTTCCGTTGACCGGTTCCAAATCATTAGCAGATGCCAACTTGTGTGATGAATAAAAAGAACCATCAGGGTCATTGGGCGGTCTCAATCCCCTACTGTCCAATCCCATATCCAAACGGTTGATGTAGATTCCGCTTTCATGCTTCAGGTACCAAGTGGAACGGATATAGTCCAAATCCCATAATACATCAGGGTCCAAACGCAACCAAGCGTTGAACTCCCCTATGTCATTTATAATTTGGGGATGAACCAGTTCCTCTAATGTGTAGTACTTGGGCTTGAACATAGTTTTTTTACCAAAAAATTGCGTGGAAAGCTGCTCCGACAAAGAACCATATAAATGCCTTCATAAACTCCGGGAGCTTTGAATAAAATGCTATCATTACTTTTTCTTTTTTTTGACGTCCTCGCGCCATCTCCATACCACATAAACGGAAGATAGCGTAATAGGTACCCATCTGGCCATTTCGAACATCGTATCGGAATTATCGATTGCGAATGTTATCATAGTTCCAAATACACCTACCGCCACTACTCCTATTTTGTGAAACAAACTGTCCATATTACTTTACTCCAACTTTACTCAGCAATGCGTTGATTGCCTTTATTATCAAATCATAAACATTCACAATTCTTTCAAGGGCAAGGCTCAACGAAATAAACAAGAGAGCGAAACCCGAGAATATCCAGTGAAGGGTTCCCCATTCTGTTTTCTTGTCAGTCAATAACAGCATTTCAAGCCCTCCGGCATAAAACACAGCTCCCAATAAAACCAACCCAAGAATCATTAGGATTGCCCTTAAAAATACTTTTTGGCCTACTGAAAGGCTTTCTACCCAATTTGCCATATCTATTAATTTATTGTTATTGTAGGGGTGTTTCCAGATTGAGTTGTTCCTGTGGTTGTTCCTCCATTGAATATTGGCGTTCCACTTCCACCGGTTACGGTTATGTTGGTGAAACTTCCGTTGGTAAAAATCCCCGGTATAATACCTATTTCCTCACCATCACCAGTAGGCAGTCCACCGCTAAAATTCACGGTAACATTTGAAATGTTCACATTGTTTGCGTTGACTGTCCATGTAGGGCTAGAGGCCAATATTCCTGAAGCCGTTCCCGTGGCAACGTTCCAATTGATAACGGAATTACTGAAATTGATATAGCCTCTCTCAGCACTATTGCTACCATACCAGTGCAATGGTGCCATATAGGGATAACCGGGCGTAATATTAAAATCAAAATCATTGCCGTCCATTTCTATTGGTGTGGTCGAAGCCGCAGATGCTCTGTTGTTGATAATGTCTATGCTGGAATTGATGAAATTATTGTCAATCACCCTCATATTGTCCAAGTATCCAGTATAGCTTCCTGAACCACCTATTCTCAAACTGTTATAAACACCCAAAGCTGCATTTTGCCTGTATGTATTTTCGGCGACAATTATATCTTCCGCATTGGTGTAGGCGTTCATCCAATAATGAGCGTTTTCGCCACTTGCAGTTTGAATAGTGTTACCGACCAATCTGATATTTTTGATCATACTTGTATTGGTCGAGAAGAAATCCACCATGCTTCCCATTTGCTGGGCTGAATTGTAATAAACATCTCTTAACTCGGTAATGGTGTTATCGTACAATGAAACTTGTCCAAGACAGGCTTTTATAGCTCTTCTAGTACAATCACTGAAATTATTTTCCATCATTACCCATTGACCGTCATAATCTCTATTGGAACCACCTTCGATGGCATACCAAGCTTCTGCATCGTCACCAATAATCCTGGTGATTGTATTGTTTTTGTAAAAGTTCATGTATTGGGTTGACGGACTAGAACCACTTATACTGTACCATGCCCATTTCGAAATTCCAAAAGTGTCATTGTAATTACCGTCCCCTTGCGCAACAATATCTTGAACTGTGTTGTTCCTAAACTCTCCGTGCCTAAATCCTGAACCATCAACGTTAATGGTAAATCTAAAGGCTACACACCGTATTGCATTAGGTGCATACAGATCGTGAACGAACAAATCATTGAACATATATTCTTCCTGACCGTGCAGATAAAAAAAGCGACCGTAAACATCGTTGCCGTCAAACTCACCGTTATAAATCCTGACAGAAGTATTGGTAATATCAAATACAGCATCCACTGAAACTTGGGTCAAACTAAAATTGGCAGAACTGGTTACATTGACCGAAGCCCCGTTCATATCCCAATCAAAAAGTCCAGAACGATTGAAATTGGTATGGTTGTTTTTGATATATGAACCGTTCAGCGTGGATGTTCCGTGCTGCACATTATTAAAGAACGTTATCAAAGCTGTATTGTCATCTGTGGCATCGTTTGGTGTGGCGCCGAACATATCCGGTCTAATTCGGCTCAATGTATATGGTGACGAAAAACTAGCGGTACTACTGAACAATTGAAATGCACTATCTTGTATTCCTGAACCATTTAGATTTATATTGGTTCCTGATATCTGTACGTCCGATGTTGAACGCAAAACCATTCCTGCCGCTGCTGTTGCTCCTGAAGCATTGAAAGAAGCTGTTACGGTTGCCAGCGTTCCGGCATTTGCTGGATTGGTGAAGTCGGCCAATGATGTTATTGTGGAGGTGCCTGTGGTCGTTGGGAGATTGTGCGTGTCATCAGACGTTATGTATGCATCGGCATGGATTCTATACCCCAAACCGTAACCAGTACCATCTTTTAAAGTTAGTATTACTGATTCTTCAGGTTCTAAATCAGGCTCATCATTAGGAGTAAAACTTATCACAACGCTTGAATTACCACTTAACATTGTGACCGTAGAGCTTTGCGAAGGGTAATCTTCTCCCATTTTTGCAGAACCATCCCACAAAACGGTAATATCAGTATCGGCCCCTACTGGTTCACTTGCGTAAATAGTGTATTCAATTGGATTACCCAACTCACTTCCTGCAAAATCAGTGGCGACTACTGTCATCAATGGCTCAACACCCCCTGTATCTTCAGATGTGATACTACCGGTTGCACTACTGGGAGTGTTTGGAGTATATCCTGTTCCGTTCAAAACGTTTACGGTAACTTGTTCTGTACCTTCAATAACATTGTCATTGATAACGGTTATCGTAAAATCTACAAAAGTATTTCCATCCAAAACAGTAACTGTTAAAGGAGCAGTAAAATCAGAATTAATAGATGCTGAATTAGTATATGATAAATTTACATCCGTATCTCCAACAGCAGGTTCACTAAATGTTACCCGTACTGTAAGATTGTCCAAAGGACTTTCAGAACCACTTGCATCAGTCATCGCAATCGTAGCTAAAGGGGTTCCACCCCCACCTGTATCGTTATCTGTTATGGTTCCAGACACTTGTGTAGTTCCATCCAATGTATATCCTGTACCGTTATTTAGGGTTACAGTTAAATTTTGATCCCCTTCATTTATATCGTCATCAACGGGTGTGAATGTTACGGTTGCTGTTGTTTGACCATTCAATATATCAAAAGTGGCCGCTGATGCGGTTACTTGACTATCGTCGAGATTCTTTGTATAATTTACTGAGGTAGTTCCTATACTTGGTTGTGCTAAAGTAACAGTGGCCAACAATGTGTCACCCGATTCCGAACCTGTATTATCGGTAAAGGCTATGGATGCAGTTTGATTTGCTCCAAGTGTGGTAAAAGTGTATTCTGTTGGATTGCAAAAATTACCTTCTGCATTTTCAAACAATGGTATGAAAGTATATTCTGTTCCAGATTCCAAAAACACACCACTTGGGTTTCCTTCACCGATTGGTTGTGCATGGGTGGTCAATAAATTAGATTCCCTAGCGGTCAAATAAGTGGTGGAGGGCTCTGATGTTTTCCAATATTCAAATCTACCAGCAACCCCCTCATCAAACGAAATGCTTACCTGGGCACCCGTTTGTGTTATATTGGTAATATTCACTTGGGTTATTTCAGGAACATTTAGAACCGGGTCAACTATGGTATCGTTGTAAGTGTATATTTCCGGTCTAACTTGTGATTGCCCTAAAAATCCAATCAACAATAATGCTATAAATAGTATTTTTTTCATTGCTCTTTAACTGTAAGTTTATATTCAATCCACTCGGTTCCGTTCGCGCTAGCAAAAGGTCGGTGACACCATATCCCAAAAGTTACCGTAGTATCGCTGGCTCCCGTACTGAATGTTCCGGAAAGCTCTGTCCACGTGGTTGCATTTAAAGTATTAACCTCTTCAAGAGTTGCAGATCCAGATACTCTAAATCTTCCCGAAGCTCCTGTTCCGCTATGCCTGTAAAGCAATACGTATTCATAGGTCGTACTTGATGATACTGTTACATTTTGGTGTTCTGAACGGCCATAGCCCCCATTGTATGTGCCCGCATCCACTTTAACTACGTAATCACCTTGATAACCGTCATCTACCAATTCAGATGTAACAGTTACTTCTGCTGGTCCAACTGTTGTAATGCCAGATAATCCATTTACTTCACCAGGAGGAAAAGAAGCAGCATTACCAGTAATTAATTCAGAATTAGTGTTTGAGTTGTTTGGATGCGGAAGCAAGGAAGGAGCTGTGATTTTTTGTTGTCGGGCAACTTCTTGGGCGTACCTGAAGATTTCTCCTTGTGAAAAGGAAAACAAAGGCAAAATCATTAATATGTAAAAAAGTCTTTTTTTCATCAGAAATCTTTTACCCATGTCAACAACAGATTGCCTTTCCCGTTTTTATACAAATAACCTGTAACATTTGTATCACCAAGGCTATCATCTGTCCAATCCAATGAATCCGTTGTCTGTGTAGGTGCAGGTGAAAATGTAGGTTCTGTGGTTTGATTTACATAGACTTCAAACAAATGCCCGTTCTGCATATTTGAGAGCGTATATGACGCTGGGTCTGCGTTTCCGTCACCATCAAAGAACGCATGCCTTCCCGTTTCGCTAAAATCTATGGTCGTAGATGAAGAAGCAATTATGGAAGGGCATATTTTACAGATAATAATATCCGTGGACAGTGTGGTAAAGCTTGCCAATGAAGTTGAATCGTTGGCAACACCTATTCTCAAAGAAGTCTCGTCACTATCAGGATGCACCGTTATATTGGAACCCGTGGCAGCATTTAATTGGGAAACCGTGACTGCATCCTGCGCATTGGTGCCATCGGCCAAATTCACTATTTTGAACCCTCCCATAGCTATGTTTCCGGCCATACTGGCAGAACCACTGACATTAAATTTACTGTCAAGTTGCTGCTGTATGGGAAGTACTACATTGGATAGATATTGAAATTCAGTATTGGAAACTGAACCATCTGCCAGAAGGTTGGCGTTTATACCGGAGTTCAAATCCCAATCCGCCCCAGAATTAGATACCGTTAAGCCCCCCTTGTTACCATCCGTAACTCCTGTAGCGTTCCCAAACCTATAGCTTTGCTGTCCAAAAGAGCAAAAGCCTATCAATAATGCTATTGTTAAAATAATATTTTTCATAATTAGTTTGTTATATATGATCCTGTTATATATATCGATGTACTTGAAAGATCGGCATCACTCACCCCAGAAGGGGTAAAGTCCCCTGATTCCAATTTAGAAAAGGATAAAGTGACCGTGTTTGTATTTGTTATCCTTAAATCTGGATAATAAGCACCCGCACTTATCATGTTAACAGCAAAAACATGATCTCCAACTATCGGTGGGAAATCAGTTCCGGATAAGTCTATTCTAAGAACACCAACAGGACTTGATCCAGAAACACCTGTCATTTCAAGAGTGAAGTTCACCTGTTTACCGACTTTTACCCAATCATAGCTTTGCGATGAGATTGTGTAGGTGCCAGATACTGATCCAAACAAAGACAATCCCGAAGTATTCGTTCCTTCGTCATAAAAAGTGGTGCTAAGATCTTCTTCTAGGATAGTTCCGTTCGATATTTTAGATGTTGAAACAGAATTCGTTGCCAAATCCAATACACCTACAGTTCCGTCCAATATCTTACTAGATGTTACTGCTCCTGTAGCTATGTTGGATAAGCCGATTACTCCATCATCTATGTTCCAAGTTCCACTAGAAACAGTAATATCACCTTTATCACCATCAGTTACCCCCCCGGAAGCTGTTGAGTTAATTGTTGTTTCTCCCGTAGTGTCATTGTATGATGTAGTTACGTTGGTTCCACCAACTATCTTGGAACCGATTATATCCTCAATTTCCTCATTTGTCCTTTGGGTATCATCATCACCATCTGCCAGTCCAGATGGAACATTGGTAAAGTTTAACCAATTCAGGTAATAAGAACCCTCTTGATCATCTAATAAATCTGCATTTAAACTTGACCCAGATCCATCATTTCCTGAGTTCCATACTAAATTGCCATTTACCCTTAAAACACCTGAACCATTTCTGTTTATATGAACGTCTCTTGCTCCGGTATTGCTATTATCTATGTTCAAATGATCTGAATCATCCATCCAAAAGAAAGAACTTTGGCCGGTCGTATTGTTTCTTAACCTTAACCCCTTTGCATTGGTGTCGTCTGAAAGTATAGTAAGTTGTCCATCGTTAGCGGTCAAATCATCAATCTGGACAAATTGAGAACTATCCAACCCATCAAGCTGCTCTGCATCGTCAACAATTCCATCGTTATTTATGTCATATTCGGATTTTTGCATATCACCCCCCGAAACAGCTACATCACCGTCCGTTGCCCATTCATATCTCGTTGTTCCTACTGGAGGAGTTCCCAAAGCATCCAGTTCCGCATTTGTTCCAAAAGCTATTGTGGCCGGACCAAGAATAGGGCTGCTTATATCCACCATAATTACTCTGGAGGTGTCCACACTGAACTCATTGGTGTTCAGGTTCAATCCGTTTCCGGCAGTATATGTTCCGCCGCCTGGACCTGTCAATGCTTGTATGGCCTGATTTATCCGTTGAGGCGTCCACCTGTACACATCCGTGGAAGTTCCCGTCTCCGCAATTCCTTGAGAAACTATGGCCACCCTGTTGTTATATGCTGTCTCTACTTGTGCTTCCGAAAGCTGTGTATCGTCATCACCGTCGGCCAGTCCAGCTGGAACGTTAGTGAGGTCTGAAAAATCCCCTGAAAATCCCGTTGCTACGACCCAGGCGGAGCCGTCCCAGGTAACCAGGGAACCTAGATCCTTATTGTGAAAATATGCGCCCTTTCTCTTTACAATATCCGGAAGGGCATTTATCTCGGCCGTTGTCAAGGTATCTGCGATAAAGCCCTTGAAAACTTCCACCGAGTTTTTTTGGGAACGACCCATAAAACCGCTCAGCAGCAATAAAAAGATTAAAATTTTCTTGATCATGATTTCTCGATTATAATTTTTTCACTTATAACATTCCCGTCGCCGTCAACAAAGAAGAGCTTGTCGCCTTTTCTTTTAATGTATATGGCCGATTGGGATTTCTTTTTCAGGGCATAGAAAGCTATCCCGAACCCTGTCTGTATGATCACGGTCACCGCAAGGATTATCAGTATTGCCGTCATACTTTTATTTTTTCGTTGGTTATAAAAAACTTGGTCGTGTCATCGATGTCATCCGGAAAAACAAATGTGTCATCCAGTACTATACCTTCCACCCATCTTTCCTTTGTGGCCATATCCTCCCAGCGCTCACACTTATCGTCCACTCGGTAAGAGGTCATATCCTGCTCGGCAGGGTTGAGCACAAAACGCGATACCCTGACCCCTTCGGGGTTGACGAAGGTGGATTCGAACAGTTCCTGTGCCATGGCGTTTATCTTTGCGCCTCCGGCACGTCCCGAATCCCCTAGACCGTCGTTGGGCTCGTTTCCCAAATTTATTTTTTGATATCCTGCCATTTTTAAAATATTTGCGATTCTGTATCCAATGTCACCACATTGTTGTCCCAGGTGAAACCACTGGTCTCAAGTTGTTTTGATATTTCGTAATCAATGTTATAGCCACAATCAAACCGTAAGCTTCCACTACTGAAAACAGCACTTCCTTGGTCCCACGTCCAACATGGTTTGACCGTCGGTTTTGAGGCCGTTCCATCGTCCGGGTCGATTTTACCGTCCTGGACCGGCCTCCCGTATGGAATACCGAAAAACAGCTTATGTTTTGGTGTATTGGCCATATCATTTCCTTGCTTCTACAATTTTTTGAATGGGCACATTATTGAACACCCCAGGTGTGCCCTGGACTATTTCCGCCGTTATATCCGCCTGCACCTTGGCATATACCTTGTTCGCATATTCCGGGAACAGTCCATACCTTGCCGTGTTGTATGCCTGGGCCATCATTCGCAAGGTCTTGACATCCCCTTTTCTGAAAAGCAGCACCATTTGATGGAACCCTGCTTCAAAAAACTGGTATTCAAATCCAACCGTAAAGACCACAGTGGGCTTTGCCCCTCCGATGTTCCTTGGCGTTTCCTTAACGATGACACCATCTATCAATACCCTTGCGACCTGCCCTTCTTCTAGCTCAGGGCTTACCGAGATATCGTACCATTCATTGTCCAGGGCCGTATATTCGTCCTGGTTCTCGCTATTTGTACTGAGCTCCCTGTCCAAGGTCTGGGTCAATACCAATGTATATTCCCTATCCCTGCCGATACGAACGGTATCGCTCGCCTGAAGGCCACTGTCATCGGTCACTGTAACCCTGAACTCATAATCATTTCCCAAAAGCCCGGTCACATAGGTACTGAGAGTGGAAGGCGATACGATATTGACACTGTTGGGGTCTCCATTGATAAGCTCCCACAATACCGTTACTATATTTCCGTCCGGGTCCGATGCAGTGGCAAGAAGTGTCACTGCGGAAGAAGCGCCCTCCAGTTTTTTGTCCGCCCCGGCATCCACGATGGGCGGCAGGTTTTCCGTTACGGCCTCTCCGTAAAAATTTTGGCTGAGCACCAATGTGGTCTGGAACCTGTCCAAGTGCTGCTGACAGTCCAGGGCATACCACACCTTATCCCCTTTATAATTGAACAGACATAGGTCCGTAGGGAACATAAAGCCCAGACAAGTGCCCCTGAGCACAGGATGCGGCTTTTGGAACAGCCTTCTTACAACTTCGACGACCGCCTCACCATACCTTTTTTGAGAAATTCCATAAAAGTCATCCGACCAGGACTGCCAATCCACCACATCAGACGGGACGGGGGCATATTCCCTTAAGTTTATCCGCATGGAATCGCCATCCGACACGGTTCCGCCAAAATCATCGGCATCATATTGCAGGTACATCTCCTGACTGCCCAAATAATTGTATATATGTCCGATCACCAACAAAGAGTTGCCGTTTACGGTGATGTTGTCCGGATTGGCGAGCGCGGCCTTTAAGGAGCCAAGACTGAGCTTTATGAAATTGCCCTGGGCATTGTTCATTGTCTCAAGGCCGTTGATGGTCAGCTCATCGTATTTATCGCCCGCACCATAAAGCGGCGACATGCGTATAAAGTTTTTTAATTGCCTCAGATCATCATGCAGGTAAAGGTCCAGTTCCTCCGCAGTGGTATAGTTATCGTTGATAACATCGATATAGACCTGTTCCTCATCCACCGATATGGGCACACATTCCAACTTATCGATAATTACACCGGTCACCTTTGCACCGGATTGGCCCTGTGGCTGGTAAAGTCTGATATTGTAATAAGCGGTCCTGGGCGTTATCATGGATATGGCCAAGGAGGCTTTTCTATCGGAGCCAAAGCTCAACTGATACCTAAGGTCGTCGCTGTTGGGCCCGTTTACATTACTGTAAACCACCACTTCATTACCGTTGTCGGGGTCGGTATAATAAATATCGTAGGGCAAAAGTTTTAACCAATACCCATTGAGGACAAGCTCCTCCACGGTCTGCCCGGTGGAACCGCTTCCGTTCCAATAATTTGAACACTCGATTGTCCAGTCCACTTTATCGCCCTCCGCCAATGGGACCTGTTTTCTGAGCTTTATCCAATTATCCCTATCATTTGCCGTTGGCTCCAGATAGGTCTTACCATCGGAAGCTTTGTATTTTGGCGTGAAGCCCACATTGTTGTAGACCCATTCCCGATTGACCAAAGTCGTATCACCGGGAACCACGTAACCATCGTTCTTTACCTTATAGGATTCGCTTGAAATGATCGTTTCATCAAGGTCGTGGAGGGCGGTTATCCTTTTTAATGGCGTGTTGGTGGTTATATTTGGGGTGGCCAAGAATTTGTTCTTGATCAAATCGATAGGGGAGCGTTCCACGGTAACCTGGCCCAGATAGGTACCGTTGTGGTCGTACCGATCATATTCCATGGTAAAGGCGTTGAGCTTATTGAGCCCATGGATGTACCAAACTCCTTTTTCCTGGTTTATCCTGTTGACCGGGGAAATAATCTTTTCCAATATCTCGTAGGCATCGTCCTTTTTGTCCCGGTCCACAAACTGGGACCCGTCCAGGTAGTTTTGGTGCCATTTAGGAAAGCTTTTGTTCCTTATGGCAGGGTTGACATAGATGTCCAGCTCAAGGCCGGTTAGCTTTAAAATTTCGGCCACAAAGGCGATAATGGTATATTCCCTTTTATAGAACGCATTGGGAATGAACTGGTTCTTTAGGGTCCCCAATCCACAGGTAGCTACAAAGGACACAAAGAAGCTGCCCACCTTGTACGGCTCTTCATAACTATCGGGGAGCAAATGCCCCTCCCACATGGTCTTACCGTTGGATTCATCAGTAAGTACGACCCAGAACTGTCTTTCATCCTGCGTATTGAGGTGCTGGAAATAACCGTCCTGAAAATTGGCCACTTCCATATTGAAGGAAAGCTCGCTGCCAAGGATATGTTCCAGCTTCTTATCACTGCCGAGCCATGCCAGATTGATACTGGACCGTTCACCTACCTCAAAACTCGTCTGGGCGTTAAGGTCCTTACGGTCGTATATGTTTATCGAGAAAGGCATCAGGTGGAACGTTTGTTTTGGTTATCGACCCTTTCCAGGAATACCTGCATTTCACGTCCGCTGAACCTTAATCCAGGTTGAAGTATCACGGGGGCGCCATTGGACCTGATCGCCGCGGCCAGGTTCTTTTGCTGGGCAATGTTCAGGATAAGTTCCCCGGAATTCACCCCGGCGATCAATCGGTCACCGCTAAAGGAGTTCCCAGGGACCAGACCGCCATCAGCAAAGTTCCCTGCGAAGCTTGCAGCTTGGTTTTTGATGAAGGTTCCCAAAGCAATAGCTGCAGCACCTGCAATTGCAGCAACTACAGGATTTAACGTTTGTAAGGCTTTTTTAATTCCCTCTATTGTGACAGCTACTTGAATAGCTAATTTTCCCAAGTTGATCAAAACCTGCCCAACGGTTCCAAGTAAGAAACTTCCCAAACTTGCAAATCCAGCATTTCCGCTTGCGATGGCTCCTAATATTTCAGCAAAACCAGAAATGAAATCTTGAGCAGCCTGCTCAAGAACCTCTCTTGCCCCCTCCCGAAACTCAACTAATTTAGATAACCAAGCTTTAGACCTTTCATCTAATTCATCTACCTTAAAAAGCCCTGATAAATCAGAGAAAACACCCAAATCTCCAGAAATATTTTTAATCCCGGAAGTATCAAGGTTTAATTTTGCAACAAATGGTTTACCCGTACTTTTTGCAATTTCTTGGTTAACTTTTTTTACACTCTCAGCAACGTTCTCATTGTTAGAAATGAATTCAATTAATGATTCTTGAAGTTTTTTTAATTCAGTTTGCTCAATACTTAAGTTACCGGTAGTAGTTTTAATTGATTCAGAAACAAACGCGCTCGAATTTCCATAAGCCTTTAATCCATTCACTGCGTTTTGCCAAACCGAAGGTTTTACAGCCTCTAATTGACCTAATTGAAGATCCAATAGCTTTTTTTGGACCTCCACAAGTTTTTCCTCTGCAGCCGCTACTTTTGCCCTAGTAAGCAAAGCCTCATTGTATTTTTTGATAGCTAAGGTCGCCTCCTCGGTATTAATTTTTTCAAGCTTTAAATTACCTAGATATTCAGGGGAAAGCTGATTCAACTTTCTAATAGCACTAACCCTAGCTTCCTTACTGGCTTGCTCGTTTTTTGCTATACTTAAGTTTTTTTGAAGCTCTGAAGACTCTCTAGAAATATTTTTAGCAGCTTCAGCTGTAATATTGTTAAACTCTGCAGAAGCGTCAGTCAATGAAGATAGTCTGGATTCGGCTATTAAAGCAGCCCCACCTAAAACGGTAACAGCGGTTGCAAATGCACCAATAGGATTAGATACAATCGCCACCGACAAAGCTTTTATTAACGGAATTATTGTATTAATGTTCCTGATTAAAGTGCCCGTAACAATTAAAAGCGGACCTATCGCAGCAGCAATACCGGCAATTATCACAATAATTTTTTTTGATTGTTCTGATAAATCAAAAAATCTTAAACTAAGATTTTTAGTGCTTTCTATGATAGGAGAAAAACCTTCCAGTATTATTTTTCCGAATTCCTCTGTTATATCACCTAAAATGTTCTTTAATTGCGTGAATGGACCCAAACCTGCTGCAGCTGCAGCTGCAGCACTACCTCCATATTGTCTCTCCAATTCCTCCAAAATAACATTCTGAGCCTCAGCAACCTTTCCCGCTTCGACCAAGCTATTGATTAAAATCTTTTGGTCCTTTGAGAATTGTATACCGGAACGGCTTAACGCAGATAAATTGGCTACTGGGTCATTTAAAGCTTTTCCCAACTGAATAGAAGCACTTTTTAAGTCACCATCAAGCCTAGTAGCTAAGTCCAATGCCACCTGTTGGGTTCTTGCAAACTGCTCATTTGCAATATTTGTGAAAGTAAGTAACTGAGCGGTTACGTTTTTTAAAATATTTTCATCACCAAAAAGACTGTTGTTCTGAAGCTCAGATGCTTGTTTTTGTAATTCCTTTGAAGTGTACCCTATAGCTCCTCCAACAGACCTAATTCCAGCCTCTACCTGAGCTATTGCTTTTGCTTGGGTATCAAAATTTTTAACTGAAGCGGCACCAAGAGCTAATAAAGGCGTGGTAACACCTAATGTCATACCGGCCCCTATCTTATTTAGTCTTTTTGCAGTATTGTCCAAAGTTCTTTGGGCATTCTGCATTTGCGAACTAAACTTACTTAGGTCAGCTCCGAACCTTATAGATATGTCTGCAAAACTGGCCATCCGGCAATAATTTTATAACAGTTAAACTTTGTAAAGGAAACCGGCAAACTCCCGCTTGCCGCACGCCAAGCTATTGTAACCCATCTATCTTGGCCCAGATCTTTTGGCTCCTTTCCCTTCGCTCCACGGCATCCGCTTTTATCTTTTCCATATAATCCTCCTTTGGAAGATCATTGTCCCACTCAAAGGGCATAAAATCCAACAGGCCCTGCAATTTTTTTCCCTCTGTGTCGTCCGGGTCGATGGGGGAGAAGGCGAAATAACACTGTAACCTCAATTTCTCCCATTCCTCCCTTTCCTTTTCACGGTAGCCCCTGAGCTTGTTGAACAACCTCCGCATGGATATGCTGTCCAGCTCGATAAAGCTCATTCCCAACTTTCCAAGGCAAAGCTCCTCAAGGTCGTCCCAGGTCAAAGGGTCTACTTTTTCTTGGCCGTCCTTTTTTTTTGGCTAGAATTCTCATTTTTAGACACAGGTATATCATCGGCCCAAGCTTCAACAATTTCTTTCACTTTATCCATATCATTTAATATAGCATCAACCGCATCCTCCATTTCAAAACCGGCACCGTTCCCCGCAGCGGCCAATACCATATAGCCCAGCGTATCCAATATGTCAAAGGACAGTTTCCCCCCTTCTTTCTCCTTATCTGCAAGACTATTTATTATTGAACTAATCTTTTGCGCGGTGCCGTCATAGGTATCCTCGCCAAGAAAATCGCCCAGTCTTTTCTGGGAACCATATCCAAAACTCAAAGGGACCTGCTTTCCCTTTATGGTCATCTTTACATTTTTCATCTTCGTTATATTTTGCTCCCCTACCGGGGCAGGGGAGCGTTCAATCAATCATTAAGGGGCGGTCATGGGAGGTGTTACGCTCTCATCGACAGGTGTGATATCCCCACTTCCAGTGGCCGTCATGGACACGGTGGAGTTTTCACTGAAGTTGAACACCCCGTCCAACTGTGTGATGATGGCCTCACCGGTATAGTACCAGGTGTAGTCGGCCTCGGAAGGAACGAACTCCACGGTCACCAGATCAGTTGTATCATCGTTCCATAGGTCCACCAAATCCTTGAACTGGTGACCACCCGCACCGTCACCGGCATAGATGCCCAATCCGTTATAGGATGCCGTCCAGCTTTTTGTGCCCTTGGAATTGCTCCCTGCGGCGCTGTCCTTTGTTCCCGTTGTCTGCGTCACTTCCCTGCTCATGGAGAGGGTACAGCTGGTAGCGTCAAAAATGACCTTACCGTTCAATTTCAACCTGAGGTTTCCCGATATTTTCTTTTCACCTGCCATGTTATTTTATTTAAGATTATACGTTAATTCCATTACCGCCTCCTTGGCCTCGTCGTCACTTATCCCGGATGCCCCGCTCTGGAAGTACCCTTCCGTTGCCATTACGGACATCAACGCCTCGTACACGTCGCTCGCCTGGTCCATGTCCCCGGCATATACCCTTATGGTGGTCGCCCAGCTTCTACTGTCCGCACTTGCACCGTTGACCTGTTCCTGTACGGAAAAGACAATGGCGGCCTCGTTCTCCTTTTGTCTTCCAAGGCCCCAATAGATCCTATTCCCGACCAGGTCGGTCACGTCCGTAGAGGACTTCAATATGTTCGTTATGCGCTCTGCCGTAGCTTTCATCTGCTCAATCTGTCAATTTGTTTCTGTACGTACTTGGTAACTTCCTTTTCACTGTTGTCCACCAATCCGTTCTCCATTGCCTTCAAGGTCCTGTCACGGGCGATCGGCACCACATTGTTCTTGCCCCGCCTGCTACCTCTTTTATTGCTTCCCAGCTGCGTGCCTTTCGGTACGACCATAAAGCGATAAAAAGGATCGTTCTTTCCACGCCTCCCGGGAAGGACCGATATGACCGGATTACCTCCCGACCTTCTTGCCGAAAGCGTCTTCACGCCAACACCCCTTCTGAGTTCCCCCTCATCTATCGGCAGGTTGGCCCTGTACTGTTTGACCACCGGCCTTGCCAACCTCCTAAATATTTTTAGCACCTCGCTTCGCTTGACCCGATCATTAAGGGTCTTCAACTTTGCGTTGAGCTCCTCAAAGCCCTCCACCTGTGTAACATCGAGCCTAGCCACGCTTCACACACTTTAATTGCATGTAGCGGTTTCGGCCCCCCATCACCTGGATAGGGCCGTCCACGTTCCAGTCACCGTCAAAATCACGGACGATGAGCTTTCCGCCCTTACCAAAAAGGGACTGCACAAAGCGCATCTGGAACCGCGCGATGGAAACATCCATCAACCTGCCCTCGTTGTCCACGCTTCCCGTGCCATCTATCCGTTTTGCGGGATAGGAGCCCAGGGGCGTCAAGGTGTCTCGCTTCAATACCCCGGAACTGCTCACCGGCGTTGTGTTTTCAAAGAACTCTATACGGCTGGTCATTTCACCGGCCATGGGCCAATCTTTTATTTCCATAACCTATAGGGTCTTAGTGCCGCATAAAACGAGCGGTTATAGCTTGTAGGGACGTCCTCACGGAACCGCTCCCTATGGCTGAACCGCAATAGGACCGCACTTTTTATGGGACCGGGCATGTCATCGGTCGCATATCCGGCCCTACAGTTTATTTTGATAGGGAAAACCTCCGAACCCGATAGGGAAGGGGAGCTGTCCCAGGTAAATTTTATCTTGTTCCTGCCGTCCATCGAATACAGGAAATAATCGGATGCGCTTACCGTTTGGTCCTGCCCATCGACATCCTTGTACACGATACCGGTTATACCGGTTATCGGATACAGTGGCATTTCAAAAATGCCGGGCCACTCACTGAGCTCGATGACCATGTTCCTATGTTGGATAGGGGTCTCGATATAGTTCTCGGCCTCCTGTATTGCGGCATCCAGGATCAGTTGCAATAGAGCATCGTCATCGATAAAGGAATCGGCAATGTTGCTGTTGTTCTTTGCAACGGCAAGCGACACCACTTCGGGCGTGCCTTCCAGATCATCATATATGACGTTGTACTCCATGTTCGTTCCTATGCTTTTTCGGCAAATCCGCTATCGATGAGCTCTTTTGCCTGTTCGGGGTCGATTTCGACCGTTTGGCCCACATTATAGGGCAACAAAAACTGCCCTGAAGGGGATTTCACAAACTTTACCTTCACCTTCTTTTTATCGGTGGGAGCAGGTTTCTTTTCCTTGATCTCGGCCTTGAGCTCCTCTACCGTTAGCTCTTTTCCGTCCTTTTCCAGGGCAATGCCCAATTCGACGGCTTCTTTTTGGTAATCTTCCTTTGTTTTTGACATATTCCTTGTTTTAAAAAAGGCCGCCGCTCGGACGGCCTTTTGAACTAATAAAAACAGACTATAAAAATGAAACTACGCAGCGTTGATAAATGCGTTCTTGGCAAATGCCTTAGGGTTCGCGATCTGCATGTCCGCATGGGTGTTGAGCACCAATCGGATACTGTCGCTAAGGTCAGCACTGTAAGGGTTCACCGTTACGTTGATGGCACCCCACTGTCCAATGACCATTTGGGCAAAGTCGCCAAAGATCAAAGGCTCTACATCGGTACCTGTATCATCAAGTGTCGGCACCTGGCTCGTGCTCACAAAATCGTATCCATCTATCTGCATGCCCTCGGCAAGGAACCTACCTGAACCGGCATCTTTCTTGACCGTTTTGAGCTTTGCCTTCAATTTTGGGTTCAATAGATACCCAAGGCTCTGCTCTGTGGCATCGTTCTGCTCTATGAGCTTTTGTAGCTCCACGATCATATCCCAGGTCGGGGCGGCGGCGGAAGTTGTCGCCGAAGCGGAAACCCCGGTGTAGCCCAACAATCCTGTAGGAGCGGTTCCACCGCCACCGTTGATACAGGCAGCATGCAGCAATTGGGCAAAACCATTGCGAAGGCCGCGCATGACACGGTTCTCCACATCCACTGAGGACTGGAGTATCAACTGATTGGAAATGTCCACGGCACCTCCGGCCCTTTTTGGGGCCAAGGTGGGACCTTCATACTTTTTCTTTTGTGGCGTAATGGCCGCGCCTTCTGCCAAAAAGGACATGGCGAAGTCATTGTCCACTACCAAGGGAATGTTCCCGCCGGAGAGTCCGGTCAAGAACGTGGCCCCCAATTCCTCAAAGGCCAGCTTTGGGCGCAAAGGGTCCACCATTCTGGGCGCCTGGTTCTGTACCAGGGAAGCACCGTACTCACCGCCATCCTGTGTTACGGTCTGTTGGCTGGCACGGTTTACGCTCAGATAGCGCAAAGGGATGCTCACCATATTACCGCCCTTTGGAATGTTCACATCGGCGTTCCTGGTCTCCTCGAGCCCGATTTCGTGCATTTCCTTTTCGGCACCTTCCAATTTTTCGTCCATTGCCGGGTTGGCGCCACGGATGGCCTTGAGGATACTTGCGGAACGGTACACTTTGTCCTTTTCCTTTTTCTCGCCCTCACCGGTATCGGTGGTCACGGGAGCTGCCATGGAAGCGCGCTCCAATTCGTTCTTTTCATGGGTCTCTGCCGTAGCAAGTTCCGAGCGCAAGGTCTCGATCTCTTTTTGGAGATTGTTGAAATTGGCGGTCTCCTCTTGTGACAGGGACCTGGATTGGCCCTTATCGTCCTTCGCACCTTCAACAATCGCTCCCTGAGCATCCAATTTTGTTTGAAGGTCCTGTCTAATCTGAACTGACTTTCTCATTTTTCATTCAAGTTTTTGTTATACATATATTGAGCTTCAAACCTGCTCAAGGTTTTATCTTCCTGGTTTCCGTTTTCGCCTTCGGGATTTTCCGTAACACTATCGTTCTTCGTGAACGCACTTCTTATCACCTCCATACACTCTGCGTTCCTTGCAAGCGCATCCGGGTTGGACTGTACCGTCACAATGGACCAGGACATAAGGTCCTGCCTGGTGAAGTATAATAGTTCCGGGTTTTCCCCTTCGTCAAAATCGCCCCAATGCCCTTCGTGCACATTGGCACGGATGGAAGCACCTCGAAGGATCCCGTTCTTTACTTTTCTGAATACCTTTTCGGCCAAAGGGTTGTCCTCGGCATTTTCAAAGGTGACCACCCCGATGAGTTTATCACCCTCCTGTCTTACCTCGGACGTACCGATGATCTGGTCAGGGTCGGAGCTCCAGTCGTTGTGCTGGTAAGTCACCACGGGGTTCTTGGCGTAACGCTCCAAATCCCATCCATCGCTCTTAAAAACAGTGTTATAGGTGTCCGGGGCCTCGGAGCTGATTACAAACTCGGCCGTGCGGGCCTCTTCGTTAACACTGTTGGCCCTGAACTGGCCATATCTTATCTGTTCTTTTTCGTTAGGCATCTTGCAGCTCTTTTTTGATTTGTTCCTCGGTCATCATATTGGCCATCTGGAGGAACTCATCGCCTCCGTCGTAAGGGTTCATATCTTCGAGTTTTCTCACCTCGTTGGGGTTCATCGCCTTGATGTACACCATATTCTTATAGTATTCCGCCCTGGTCTTGGGATCCACTTCCAAAAGTTTCTTGTAATTGAAGTAGGCATACTCGCCCGTGGACTTGCCGCGTTCCGTGATGAGCTTGCGCTCCACTTCCTGCTTTATCTGCTCGGCCAAAGGCTGGATAGTGGCCTGTAGGTACTCCATGCTCATCTGCACAAGGAAGTTGTACCCTCCCTCGCCCGAAACGTGCAGTTTATGCAGCGGGATATTGAGCCAACGCGCTATATCGGCAACGCCACTTGCTTTGGCCTCGATGAACATGGCCTCCTGGGGACTTAGGGAAATCGGCTTGTACTTCATGCCGTCGTCCAGGACGGTCACCCGGTTCTTTTTGCCGGTATTGAGGTTGGCCTCGAATATTTTCTTTAGGTTCTTTTTGCCCGATTCGTTGAGTCCCGTGGTATCCGTTTCAATGACACCATAGGTAATTGCCCTGTCATCATAGGCATCGACAGCAAAGGCATCCGCGGAAAGGTTCATGGACAGGTTGTCGGCCGCATATCGTATAACGCTTACACCGACCTTGCCGTCAAATGTGAATCCCGGCACATGGAACATCTCATCGGAGAAAAGCCACCTGTCGATTCCGGTTACCTTATAGTACAATTGGCCCTCGGATTCATAAACGGTCACATCGTCTGGATGCAAGAGTTTAAGCTCAACGGGCCATCCGGCACCATTGCGGACGATCTGTGCAAAACCATTGCCCTTGACCAACATACAGACAGCAAATGACCTCCAAAAGGTAAAGGCCGTCATACACAGGTTAGGGGTACGGTATATCAACTTTGTAATGGGATGGTCCAAAAGGGCGGTACGTTTGTCGCCGTCCCTGGAATAGACCTGTTTGGGAAGCACCGCAAGGCTATCGCTGATGTTCCGGACCCCACAAAAGAATCCGGAAATCTTCATACTGCCGTGGGCGGTGATCGTCTTTTTGTTCGATGTAACAGCGGAACCGAACCCGAACCAATTTTGGATAGCGGAAGCCCCTGCAAATCTTTGCTGGTTCCCGACTAAGTTCGACAATGTGCTGTTGAATAGGTTCACTGATGCCCATTTTTAATGGTCAACAGCTAAATTATAGGGGGGTAAGGTAAAATGATCGGACTTTTAGTCCGCTTGTTAAGAATTGTATTTTTTAATTGATTTTTTTTTGGCCTTTTCCAGCCATTTATAAACATCGGCAACATCACAAGTTATTATACCTACATGTGAATGATCCTTGCAGTACTTTTCAATTTGCTTGTGTATCTCATTTAAAAAATCACTCGCATTTATATTATCTAGTGAATTTTCGTTTTTATTGCCCATGATTTAAAATTTAGTTTAAAAATTATTTTTAGAAGAAAGCCAAATTTAAGCACATGTTTTATTTATCGACTGATTTTATGTTCGATTTGATATAATGGAAGGCCATCAAGAGCCCCAAACCAAGCTCAATGAATATGAGTACAATGACCAACAACTGGCGTACCCAGTGTGCGCTTATCCAATCAATGGACAATAGGGCACTGGTCAAAAAGGCCATTGTAAAGGTTGATATTATTATTGTAATGAATTGAAGACTTTCCTTCATATATGTTAATTGAGTAGATGTGTATTTTTATTGAACTGTTTTCTAAAACTGTCGTAATTGTCGTACCGGTACTCCCCAAAGAAATCATAGTACTTTTCATTGACCCAGTTAAAGCACTCATATTGGTTGCGGTGGTTTTTCAATTGATCAAAATAATATTGGAAAAAACCTAGTTTAGATCCCAGCTTGCGCATCAGGTCGTTTTCCGTATGTATCCGTTCCAGTTCCTCACGGATTGCCTTTTGATCATAGTTATTGCTCATCGTCCCTTGATTTTAAATATTCATCAACGTCCATTTCGTTGTATTTGCTTTCCTGGGGTTCCTCTACGGTAAGGCTCCCGCCAAGCGCCATGATAGCGGCGACGATACCGTCCACCCGTTTGTTCCCCGCGTGGCTTTTTCCCTTGTGCACCTTTTTGTTCTCGTTGGCATCTTCGTAGATGACACAACCGGCGAGCATCCATTTTAGGATGATATTGCCATCGTGTTTGAGCTTGCCGTCGTACACCAATTTCTCGAACTGTTTTGTGGGGTAGCTGATATTGGCGATGCTCTGCGAAAACTCACTGACCTCCAATCCCTTTTCCATAAGGTTGTTCATCAGTTGGCTCGCGTTCCATTTATCGAATTCCACGCATAGGTTCGCTAGCTCGTAATAGTTTTTACAGATGCTTTTTTCCACTACCGAATAATCCACCGTATTGCCGTCGGTTGCCGTAAGCAGTCCGGCATCCATCCAAGAACGATAGGGCACGCGGTCCTCTTTGCTCCTTTGTTCGATTGTGGCTTTGGGGCAAAAGAAAAACGGGAGGATATAACGGTCGCCGTTTTCGTCCGGTTCGCTAAGATGTATCTCTGCGGTGATGTCGGTGGTGGTGCTCAAATCGACCGCAGCAAAGCTTCCATGCTTTTTGAATTTCTCCAATGGGATATGGTCCACTTTGTTCTTGTCCCATATCTCCTGGGGAATCCATACCGTGGGCGCGTCCACCCACATATTCAAATGTTTTGTCTTGAAGTTAGGGGCCTTGCTCGGCTGGTTCACCGCCTTGGTGAACTCTTTGCGAAGTGAAGAGATGTCCAGGCCCCGGCCCAAAAGCGGGTTGGCCTTGTACCAGTTGGATTCATCTTCCCAATCATCGCCCTCGTCGATGTCGTGTATCATTATCCACAGGTTGTCATCTTCCTTGATGCCGTCCAACACTTCGACACAGGTATCCTCATAGGCTTTGCACACACTTGCTATATTGGTCCCGGCAGTGGTAATGTGCCATGTAATGGGCTGCCTGCGCTGCACACTGGAGGACTCCAGGTTTTCCTTCACGCCATCGGACGCATGGGCATGGTATTCGTCGATGATGCTCAAATGGCTGTTGATACCATCTTGTGTCTTGGAGTCACCTCCAAGCGGCTTAAGCGAACTACCGGTCTCCGTATTGATGATCTCTTTTTGCCTACAGACAAACCCCAGGGCTTTTAGTGCAGGGTTGGCCAACGGGCTCTCGATAAAGTTTTTGGCGGCCGCCCAGCATATCTTTGCCTGGTCCTCTTTTGTGGCACCGACATAAATCTCCGCTTCGTTCTCCATTTCAAAGCTCATCATGTAAAGTGAAAGCCCGGCCATCTCCGCGGACTTTCCGTTTTTCTTGGCCCGCTTGTCATAGACGGTATTGATTCGCCTGTTGCCTTCACCGTCCAGCCAACCAAAAACATTGTACATGGTAAACTGTTGGAACGGTGCCAAATCGAAAGGTTTGCCCGCAAGCTTTCCCTTGGTGTGGTTTAGGAGCAAAGGAAAGAACTTGATGATGGCCATTCCCTTTTTATGGTCCAGGACATAGCCCTTTTTATCGGAATTCTCGATCCAGGTAAAGAAACGCCTGCAAGCCTGTCGGACACGAAGTCCAGCAGGTATGCTTCCATCCAGTACGCCATAGGCATATTGGAAGGGTATGGATTGTTTCATTTCCTGGGTAATGTTCATTTAAGCGCCGTTTATTTTTTCTGCCAGTTCGTCGAACAGGCTTTTTTGGTTTGGGTCCGTAGTGGATTTAAGGTTTTTATCGGATGATGGTTCCAGCCCGAATTGCTTGAAGCTGTCGAACATTCTCTTGATAGCAGCGTTCTGTTGATTGAGCCAGGTACTGTTTTGGATGATTCCATTACTAAAGGTTTGAAAATAACCCGACCCCTGTTCTTTTTTTTCTGCCTCACGTATTTTACGGCAGGTAAACTCCCAGAGCGCCATTGATTCCGCGAATACTTCAAGAGCGGGAAGGTAGGTTTCCTTCAATCTTTGGATCTTGATAAGCTTGCGGGCCATGTCCTTCCAATGTTCCTTGGCCGAATCGGTAAGGTACACCGGAGGCTTTGGCACCTCGCTCAAACAGTCGTTGGCTTTGTTTATCGATACTATTTCCATAACTATATAAAATTTTTAGGTTTATCGGTCTTTTCAAAGTCATACACCCATACCCACGGATTAGCATCCAGCGATTCCTTCCCATTGATTGATTCCCAAAGGGAAAAGAATGATTCTCTGGGGTCAAAGAAGGTATTGAACCCATACTTGGGATTGACCATGTAATCGTGCCAACCAAGTATTCTATTTGGGTCATTGTGTGCGGTAATCGGTTGGATTCCCTCAGCAATAGCATCTTCCTCAGAAATATCTTTTAACCTTTCCACCCGGACATTGGTAACTTTAAGGAATATCCTGCACGCTTCCTTGGGCATGAAAATGGAGGGTTTCCATTTGAACACTTTTTGTTTTTCCAGAAAAACACCGTCCGCTTTATAAGCATAACCCTTGGTTAATTCTGCACTTGTTTCTCTCACCCAAAAAATATCCCCCTTATGAACTTTCACGCGAATATTTGGCGTACAAATTCCTGTTCCAAACCCATCATTTGAATTAACTCCCAAATGATGTCCAGATAAATTTATTTGCGGAATATTTCTTCCTTCCATTTTTTTCTTTAAAAACGCTTCCGAGACTAAACCACCTATGTTTGTTAGGTTCTTCCATGCGGAATCAAAATCAGGCTGTGGCTTAATAATCCTGCGTGTTTGAATTTTTGAACCATCAAGGATGGACTTGATCATTGGTGTACTGAATAATATTGGTGTTGTTTTCATTTTTTCAATTATGTAAACTCAAAATATTCGTTCTCCTTTACTATCGTCGTAGTGAATGGAAAGTTCCCTTTAGGTACTTTTTCTATCATCTGCATAAGTACGGTCGAACCGGTAAAAACAATATGTTTGTTGCCGTTCATCTCAAACTCCAGGGTAAGGCACTGGGTATTTTCCCTGTGCTTACTGGGTTCGATTTTAAAATTGCTGACAACAATTTCCCGATTGATGATCCTGTCCATTTTGATCTTATCACCGACCAAGCTTGTTATTTCCGGCTTTATGTTAAACTCCTTGAAGCTCTTCATCTTTCAATATTGTTTTTAAAAGGTTTTTTGAATCGCAATGTTTTGCCCATCCCATATAACTGGCGACGGATGCTTTGTTGGGGTTGTTGGCCAACATCCGGGCAAAGTTTTTTTTGATGCCCTTCCTTAAAAGGGTGTGGGTGTGATAGAACCTATATCCCACAAAATCGATTCCCCTGGATTGAACCGGGAATATTTGATAGTTTCCCTTCACCTCCAGAGCCAATATGTTCAGGAGGTATTCCTTTATCTGGGATAGGACAAAGTGCAAATATGGTTTAGTAGGCCCCAGGATGACAAGGTCATCTGCATATCTGAAATAGTATTTTACCTTGAGCTCTTCTTTTATCCAATGGTCAAAATATGTCAGGTAAAAGTTTGCAAGGTACTGGCTCAGGTAGTTCCCGATTGGAAGTCCTGGTGCACTGTCAATGATTTCATCCAATAGCCACAAAAGGTCAGTATCCTTGAACTTTCTTCTTAGAAGGGATTTCAGTATATCGTGGTCGATACTGGGATAGAACTTTGTCACATCCAACTTCAGGCAGTATTGTGTGTTTTCTTTATCGACCAAGGCGTTTTTCACGGAATTGGCAGCTGCGTGGATGCCACGCCCCTTGATGCAGCTGTAGGTGTTTGCCGTGAACGTGGATACCAATATCGGCTCCAGTATGTTCATTATGGCATGATGGGTTATCCTGTCGGGGAAGTAAGGGAGTCTGTATACAGTCCTTTCCTTTGGTTCGTATACTTTAAAGACATCATAAATGGATGTCCTGTATTTTTTTGTTTTTAAAAGGTCATGAAGTTCCTGGATGTTTTCCTCCCTGTTACGGTTGTGCAATTTCACACCGTATTGATCGGACTTTCCCTTTTGGGCCTTTTCGTCCGCAAGCACCAGGTTATCGATGCTGATAATTTTTTGATATAGGTTTCCGATCCGTTTCATGCCTTTGCTTTTAAAAGGTCGCCTTCCACTCTGGTACCAACGCCCTTCCTTTATTTCGTTATCTTTTGCCGTGTTGGCAAGGTCTGCAATGCCCAATATCTTCATTTGCATAGGTGGGAGCTGCAATTCGAGTTCGTATTCCAGTTATCGTAGTCGTTGTACGCAAACCCGGAACCTGAGGAACCGCAACCAAGGCACTGCACCACCCTATCATTTTACATCAAATAATAATCCTTGTACAAATCCCTGAACTGTTCTCCAGCGTACTCCGCCAATTCCCTGCTCTTAAAGCAAAGGCGGGAGCCGCAAGCCGAGCCCGTACCCCAGAGATCGTAGGCGAAGTACGCAAACCCGGAACCCGAGGAACCGCCCATATCGAACCATGGCTCATACTTCCACTGATCATGATTGCCCCAATCCGGTTGCCATCCCTCGTTCAATGCCTCGGCTATGATTACCAATTTGGCATGTGCCACCATCGCCTTTTGGTGCTTCTCGGGGTACATCGAAAAGTCAGGTATTACTTTTGAGCTATCCAATCCTAAAATTTTACAAGCGTCTTCAAATGTTTGAATCTTATTTTTCATATCTGTTCAATTAAGCTGTGAAAAAATTTTTGTAAATGTCAGTGAACTGCTTACCAGCGTACTCCGCCAATTCCCTGCTCTTAAAGCAAAAGCGGGAGCCGCAATACGAGCACGCATGCCAGCGACCGTAGTCGCAGTACGCAAACCCGGAACCCGAGGAACCGCCCATATCGAACCATGGGTAATATTTGTTCCATTTCCCATCTCCCCAGTCCGGGACCCAACCCTCATTTAGTGCTTTGACAATCAGCTTTACCTGCCTATAGGCAACCTCGTCTGGAGCAAGGCCCTCGCACTGTTTTTTGAACTCTACCGGTTCGATTTCCAGTTCCCGGAGGACATCATCAAAGTTCTTGATGCGCTCGGTCACTTCTTTTTGTTGTTCCCGGAACTTGATCTCTCCGGTGTTTTGATCGAAGCTCTCAACTTCGAACCCTTTAGGGATTTCAATTTTTAGTGATTCCATATCATCTGTTTTTAGTTTTTCTTTTTTTAATACTTTCTAACCCTAAGCTTACCCCCCCCTCCTAAATTATTTACTGAGTAAAATTTTGACTGGGGTGCGATGTTCAGATCATTTAGATTCAGGTGTTTTGACCCCATACCCCTCATCATTCATGTATTCGGTCACGGCTTTATCGAAATTGGACTTGCCCATCACAGCAATAGCCTCGGCAACGTTCTTGTAGCCCTCGGACAAAGCATACTGTAATGCCGCATCGCTTCGCTTGTTGATACCCTTTTCAGGTAGCTTCATTTTCGGGTCAGTGTTCGACGGCAGCAACGTCATCGAGGTTCTTCCCTTGGTCAACTTGTACGCCTGTAATTGTATCTTAGCATTGTTTATAATCGAGTTGCCCACGTTCACTACCGTTTGGGCCTGCTTTTCGGACATCTGTCCGGACTTCACCTGATCCAACGTATCGAACAGGATATCGTTCAGGTCGTTTAAATTCTTTGCCATATTATCTGTTTATTAGTTCCTTCTTTATTTTTGACACCAACACCATGCTAGGAATAACTTCCTCAGGATATTTATGTCTTGAGTTGCGAAGCATATTTTCTGCCCTGGACATTAACTCAAGATTATTGATGTTGCAGTTGGTCTTGTCACCATCTTTGAATGTCACAATAAAGCCTTTGGGCACCGGCCCCTTCTTTCTCTCCCAAGCCAGTACATGCTTAAATTTGTACACACCTTGACTTACCCTAACTTCGATATAACCATCCTTGGAGACTCTTTCAGCACCGTCCCATTTCGTATTGTGCGGAACGCTTCCCTTTTTAAACCTGGTGGCTTTGGTACGTTCAATGGCTTCTGGTGTCATATACTCGGTTTGCTTTCGACCTTTGTTGTGAGATCTCATTCCTTTTCGGAATCTACCCTCTCGCTTTCTTTGCTCAATAATATCCCTGGGAATGACCAGACCATTTCTTTTAAGGAAGTTGTTCACCCTACCTCCTGAAATACCAAGCTCGGAAGCGATTCGCTTTACCGGCTTGTCCAGGTACTCATCCCTTATCTTTTGTTCTTCAGCTTTGGTAAGCTTTCTCCAAACTCCTTTAGGCATATCTTCAATTATTTTTCTCTTTATAACCATGGGCCTCACGCCCTGACTTTTGGTTGTGATGAAAGGCACAAAGCGACTGCAGGTTTAAATCTGCGTACTTATCGCCACCGTCCTCGATTCTTACAATGTGGTCCGTGAACTCCACGGCGGACACCTTGCCCTCTGCCTCGCACTTCACGCAAAAGGGATTTCTCTCCTTGTGCGACCTTGCCGTCTTCCTCCAGCGCGGGGAGTTGTAGAAGCTACTGTTGTCCTTTTCTCTTTGGAAAGGCTTGCGCTCCTGCACCCAAGGTCTTTTCTTTTTCTCCGGTCTATTCGGCATCGAACACTGTTTTAGTATCATCAAATGCTTCTTCCGGGCTCACTGTAGGGACCGAGGAATCTATGTACTCCACCGTCTCCAATGAGTCGGTCACATCCACGAACTTCGTTTTGTCACCCACCCATTTCAGCAATATCGTTGCAAGGGAACCGCCGCGGAACTTCGCATAGTTGATCTCGGCATCGGCACCCATCCGCATCGCATATTGCCCCTTCTTGCCATAGTCGTCCTCGTTCATCTCGATGCCGTAGTAACTCGGACGGTAGATAAACTCGACGATGTCCGCATCCTGCTCGATGGCACCCGAATCCCTTAGATCGGATAGGTTCGGCCTTTTACTCCCTCCACGGGTCTCCACGGCCCTGGACAATTGGCTCAATGCTATCACCGGGATATCAAGTTCCTTGGCCAACAGTTTCAACCTTCTGCTGATGCTGGATATCACGGCCTCACGGTTCCCGCTCTTTATCGCCTTGTCGTCCATCAGCTGTAGGTAGTCGATGACCAAGAGCTCGATATTGTTGCTCCGCTTCCAAGCTTTCGCCTGTATCACTATCTCGGTCAGGTCGCTCACCCCACTATCGTTCACGAAGAATGGATATTTGCTCATGCGGTTCCTGTGGGCGTCATATGTTTCGAAATACTCCGTCTTTTCAAATCCGGTCTTCAAAAGCTGCTTCAAGTGGAAGTTCGTATCGATGGCGACCATTCTTGCCGTGAGTTGTGCCATGGACATTTCCATACTGATGAACCCTACGGAAACTCCCTTTTTTACGTTCTCGACAACGGTCTTCAGCACCTTGCTCGTTTTTCCCATTCCGGGACGTGCCGCCAATATCACCAGATCACCGTTCCTGTATCCGCCCGTATGCTTGTCGGTAGATTTGAACCCTGTGGTGACACCAACTAGCGGCACTTCATCAGTGTTGTTCGACAACCGCTCCACTTCCAGCTTTAGGTTGTCCAGGGCATCTGGAAAAGTAACGCTGCGCCTTCCCGTCAAGGTCAGGTCCACTACCTTGTCGAATTCTTTTTGGTACCTGTCCAACAGCTCAATGGCATCGGCGGACTCATCATAGGCCAATGCCGTTATCTGGCTATTGACCATGATAAGGCTCCGCTTGATGTACTGCTGCATCAATATCCGGCAATGGTACTCTGTATGCGCGGATGTGGCGACTTTCTGCGTTAGATTGATCAAATAGAAATCACCTCCGATCTCATCGAGTTTTTTCATTTCCCGAAGCTTTTGCGAGACCGTCCTCAGGTCGATGGGCTCGCTCTTCGCATACAGCTCGGCCGCTGCTTTCAATATCTGCTGATGGGCATCTTTGTAGAAAACGGCCTTTGTCTTTACGATGCCGAAAACAATATCGGCGGCCTTGGTGTCGACCAATATCGCACCGAGAACCACTTCCTCCATATCCAACGCCACCGGTGGAAGCTTTCCGCGTTCAAGATCTGTTATGTTGCTACTGGTCGCCATCGCTCAGGTAATTCGGTTTTTGGTCGTTCTTTTTTTCAGCGGAATATTTATCCTGGTTGCTTATCCAGTTACGGGCATATATCGCCAATCTGGAGAAAAGCACCCGATCGATATAATCGAGCTGTTCGACATCGACCACATCGTTGAAGTTCTCCTCAAATTTTTTCAGGTCTTTTATCTCCCTGGAATAACGCATCAGGAATTCCTGCTCAAAACGTGATTGATAATTTTTTTTCAAAAATCCGAATGCGCGCGCGCTTCCCTCACTGTATTTCTCTTTGTATTTCTCATTGTATATCTCATCCTTATATAGGGGGGTTCGAGATTTCGAAGG